CTCGACTATCAAGCCGCGCAAAACGAAAGGCGAATAGTTTATGTCGCTAGAATTAAAGCCGAAGCAGCAAAGCGTTGTCGATATTATTAACGACTGTCCCGAAGTCGATACTATTTATTTGATTGGTGTCGTTGGCACTGGCAAGACAGACATTGCGGCGAGTATCGGCATCGATATTTGCGACACATTTGAGAAGACATACTGGACGGTGTTTCGCAAAAATATCAGCACGGCGAAGCGATCGGTGATTCCGTCGTATCTGACGATGCTCGATCGCAAGAACTTCAAGGAGGGCGAGGATTACACATATAACGGCCAAGACTATGAAATCAAGTTCCCCAATGGCTCAAAGATTGGCTTTGTGGAGGCGGACGAAACGAAAGATAGGAGCGGCCAGAAAATTAAGGGTATCAACGCCACCGCTAGCCATATTGACGAGGCTGACGAATTGTCACTGACGATGTTTACCACTGCCAAATCCCGCAAAGGACGCCGCAACACTAACGGGCAGCCAAGCATCGCTATTATCACCCTAAACCCAAATGATGTTGAGCATATTAAAGAGGTCTATATGCGCTGGAAGTACGGTGGAAATGGCAAGTATGAGCCACTACCATCAAACATTCGTGTGGTCGAGTTTGATTTGTCTGATTCATGGCAAATGCAATCAGACATTGACGCTATGATGACTAATCCGACGTGGTGGGTTGAACGGTATCTCAAAAATAACTGGGAATACCAGGACGAGAGCAAGACGATATTCCGTTCGAGTATTTTCGCCAAGGCGATCGTCAAGAGCTATAAGCCAGGGCGTAAGACTACCGGCTATGACGTGGCGCGTGATGGCGTTGACCGCAGCGTGGCAGCGGACTGGGAGAACCTGACACTGATTGACGGCAGCATCACGAAAGATTCAAGCGAACAGATGGAAACAGGCAAACAGGCAGAGTGGCTGATTGAGCATTCAGATAACTTCTCTATTGGTTACGAGAATATCGCAGTTGATGGCGTGGGTGTTGGCGTTGGTGTTATCGATGGGGGCAAAGACCGCGGTGCTGAGTTCGCGGTGTTTAAGTCTGGCTTTTCGCCCGACCCATTCCTAACATTCGATGACGAGCCAAAGAGCCGAGAGGATGCTGAGCGTTCACAGGAGCTGATGGCGTTTAACAATTTACGGTCGCAGGTGGCGTACATGCTAGCAATGGGTCTTGACAGCGGCAAGGTGAAAATCCTCGAGAGCTTTCCATTCCTCAATGAGTTTATTAAAGAGGCACAGATGCACCACCACGAGTACAAAGACAAGGTGTTTGTGTTGGAATCTAAGGAATCAATCAAGAAGCGGCTCGGCAAATCGCCTGACATATTCGACTCTGTATTGATGGGTTTTTGGCTACAGCTGAAGCACGAGGTAGTGATGGAGTGGGGCGGAATTATGTAATCCGTATATTTACAGTTAGAGGACTATATGAAATTGAAAGACTTTTTGCGCAAATTAAAGTTTCAAAAGCCAGACAGGGATACTGTCATTGAGGCGTGGATAGGGCTGCTGATGTTTGTCGGCGTGCCATTTTGTATTTGGCTATATTACGGCGGCAAGGTCGCCACAGTGGTATTTGTCAGCGTACAGCTGATATTTTGGTCGGTTTATTTATACAGGAGCAATAAGTAGATGGGAATTATTAAAACAGCCATGGGATTAAGGGGCGAACGACGTGTGAGTGGCGTTGACCCCGCTTTTCAGAGATTATCAATGTTTGATCATTACCGTGCCAGCAGTTACGCGACAGCTTATCCTAATATTCGAACGGTTGCCAATAAATACATGACAGTGCGACCGTTTGCTATTGACGGCAACGGCAAGCAAGTACCACATGAAGTCATTAACGCCCTGTACCACCCGAATAAATCCGACAGTTCGGTGGCATTTGCTGAAAAGATAGCCGTTTCGACACTGTCTCTACGGAAGACGTACATTTTGGTTTGGAGCAACTATGGCGGAGTAGCAAAGCCTGGCGGTGACTTCAGGGGGCAGGGCGGCAAGAATATTGCCGGCTTTACGTTCTTGGAGTTTCCGCGAGTTGCACGAGTTGGCGACAAGACAACATACACAGTCGGCACACAGACGTTTACTGAAGATGAAGTGCTGGTATTACCTGGTGGTGTTGATCCAAACGACCTGTACGCCGGCTATTCACCATCTGAAGCGTCACGTCGCTGGGCGACGCTAGATGATTACATCGCTGATTTCCAGGCTGGATTTTTTGAGAATGGAGCGGTACCGGCTGGTCAGTTCATTATTACCGCACCAACACGGCAATCATTCCAAGAGAGTGTGGCGATGTTGCAAGACGCTCATCGCGGAGCAGGGAGCAATAATAATGTCACTTACACGCACCGACCAGTTGACTCTAAGACTGGTAAACCGTCGACTACTGCAGCCGTTGAATGGGTGCCGTTCTCTCAACCAAACAAAGATATTGACTTCGAGAACTTGTTTAAGCAGGTTGATAGGCGGATTGACACGTCATTTGGCGTATCGGCAATCATGAAAGGCATTGACGACACAGCTACGTACGCTAACGCTCAAGTGTCAAAGCAGGTGTTTGCTGAGAATGTCGTTGATCCGCTACTACTACGCAACTACACACAGTTGACTCACGAGCTGAACCGAATCACTGGTGGTATGGGAATAGCTATTACCTACGAGTTCGCTATCCCGCAGGTCGTCGACGAGGTCAAAGTGCAGGCTGAGGCTGATGATATTCGTATCAATAGCATTCTGAAACTGGAAGCCGCTGGCTACAGTACCGAGAGCATCATCGATGCGCTGAAGTTGCCGAACAACTTTAAGCTACTACGCAAGGGTGACTACCAGCCGCCAGAGATTGAAAATGACAAGCCAGATGTTGATGAGGGCGATGAAGTAGCAGACGCACCAGATCGCCGCAAGGTTGGCGACACGGGGGTTTGGGGAGAAGCGAACAGCACCAGCCCAAAAGCATCAGCCGATAATCAGCCGCAGACGCTCGATGATTTTGAGCAGCTGATTTATGATGCAACGACTGAGTTTATGCAGAAGCAAGTCGACCGAGCGATTGCTGAATCACGCCAGACGGCCGAAAACAGCACTGAAGAAGACGACGAGCAGAACGAGTTTGCGGAGGCATTGTTGTTGATTATCGTGGCGTTGATGATAGTTCAAGGTGCGATTTATTTTGAGGACGGCAAACAGTTGTTGATAGACAACGGCGTGTCTACTACTGAGTTAACTGGCTTTGTAGTAGCGGCATCGACACAGGAAGCTTACCGAGGTTATTTGCTAAACGTGGCGCGCTCATACGCTGACGATACAGCCGTCTCAATCCGTCGTGTGCTTGATCATGCGGCATCTCATGGCTGGGCACAATCTGAGCTAGAGGAGAAACTGCGTGGCATTATGAAGACCGACGAATGGCGAGTGCAGCGAATGGCTCGCACTGAGATCTCACGAGCTGATGCACTGTCAAGCGTTGAAGCCATGAAGCAGGTGCAAAACCAAACAGGAACGCTGATCGAGAAAGCCATGGAGAGTGAAACTGGCAAACCATGTGAGTTTTGTGCCACGCTAATCGATAAATGGGTGGCTGTTGACGAGCCAATCTTGAATCTGAATGAGGCAATCATTGGCAGGGACGGTGGCATATTCATCAACAACTTTGCACAGAACGATGGCTATGATGTCCATCCGAACGGGCATTGCCACCCGAAATACCGCGTCGTCAAGGCATATCTCAATGCTGAGCGGCGAATTATCGATGACGAGATGGCTGATCTGGATTTGCGATGCGAGGAGTGCGGCCGCTATCTGAACATCAAGGGCGTCACACAGATGATCGCACAGGTGCGCTGTAGTAACGCGAAGTGTAAACATGTCAACAATATCAAGATTGTGAACGCCACTTCGACAGACGACCAGGTGCGTTATGAGTTCGATAAATCGTAATCTGTAGTCTTAGAAATAAGACGAGAGCAAGACGCTCAAATTGGACGGGCAAGCAGGAGTCGAAACATTAACTTTAACAAGGAAATAAAGCATGAAGTTCTGGAAGTGGAGCAATTCCGTTCTATCGAATAATCAAGAGCTTATACTTGACGGGCCTATCGCGAGCGATACCTGGTGGGGCGACGAAGTCACACCTGACCTCTTTCGCGAAGAACTCAAGCAACATGCGGGCGATTTGACAGTTGTCATTAACAGCCCCGGTGGCGATGTGTTCGCAGGCTTGGCGATTTATAACGCACTTGTGAATCATAACGGAAATGTCACTGTCAGGGTTGATGGTTTAGCGGCGTCGATTGCATCAGTAATTGCGATGGCAGGCGACAAGATTATCATGTCGCCAGGCTCAATGATCATGATTCACCGCCCGTCCGTTTATGCGGCTGGCACGGTGGACGACATGGAGAAAGCCAAAGATGTGTTGCTGAAGATCGAGGAGGGCATCACGCCTATCTACGCCAAGCGAACAGGGCTGAGCGATGAAAAGATCACTGAGCTGCTGGAAGCGGAAACGTGGATGCTTGCCGATAAGGCTGTCGAGCTTGGTTTTGCCGATGAGGTGTCTGAAGCACCAGAGAAGCAAAAGCAAGACGAGGGTGTACAGAATGTTATGGGTATGAACTTTGCATTCAGTATGTCAGCCGTAAAGCAGGCAGATGCCAAGCCAATGCAGAGC